TGGTATGAGGATGCCGCATGTCAGAACACGGACACGGAAGCGTTCTTCTTGACCACCCGCGGTGGCGACGTTGATGTTTCATTGGCGTTAAAAGTTTGTGCGCGCTGCCCGGTCCGACCCCGGTGCCTTCAAGAAGCCCTCAAAGAGGAGAGCGCCAACCTGGAGAGACGGTACGGGATTCGTGGCGGCAAAACAGCAAACCAACGCCGACAGTTGCAGAAGAACACCGTATGAGCCCGCCGACAAGACGGGTGCGAAGCCAAACGTATCACCGTGACCAGTTCCGGTGTGTGTCCGGTGGTGTGACTGACGGTGTGACTGCATGCCATTTGTGTAACGCACGGTACGAGTCCGATCTGCAACCCCTCGCCTACGCGAGCGGGTGGAAAATCCGCCGCAACTATTACCTCCAACCATCCGACATACCGTTCTGGGACCGGAACAGCAACCTGTGGAAACTTCCCGATACCGAGGGCGGAAAAGAAAAAGAAATGGTGCGCAGTGCGAAGTAAAAACCTCACACCCGAACGGTGGCGAACTAACAGTAGTGCGGTGTCCCCGCGGACTAAAAAGTTCCTCAGGAAAGTGTGGGCTGATGCCGTACTTCCCGGTTGATGATCAGATGGCTTTCCACCCGAAAATTATTGCTGCCGGTAACACGGCTATCGGGTTATGGGTTCGGGCGGGTTCCTGGGCGAAAGCTCACGCCTCGGGCGGGAAGATACCGAAAGAGATCGTGTCCGCGCTTGGTACGGAACCGCAAGCCCAACGTCTCGTCACTGTTGGGCTTTGGGAACGTGTGACGGATGGGTACCAGTTCCACGACTGGGAGCAACAGACCGGGAACTTCACACCAGAGCAAGAGAAACAGCAACGGGAATCAAACCGTCAACGACAGCGCGACAAACGCGAACGTGACAAGCAGCGTGACAAGCAGCGTGAGTCACAGGACAGTCACGGCGTGACTAACAGCGCTGTCACGCAGCGCCCATCCCCATCCCCATCCCAACACGTGACAGACATACACGTCAGTCCAGTTGTTAACCGTGAGAATTCTTCGACGGACGATAGTCGGCCTGTGGATAAATCGGCGCACTGGGCCCAGTTCGGAATAACCGACATCAAACACGTGCAACGCGAAGTCATCAAACGCACCGGCATACCCGTAACCGAAACAGAAACCGGTCGGGTCATCGGGCTGATCCTCGCGAAAGCCGAAAAATCGAACACCACGATCCTGTCACCCCAGGCCTACGTGATCAGTTCGATACGACACTCCTGGGCCGAAATCCAGCAATCGCTCAACGAAACAGTGACCTGATGAACCACGAACACCGCCGCCGCCTGAACGCCCTGGAACGGGCGCTGGCATCCATGAACGCAACCGAAACCCGGGCAATCGCAGACCTCAAAACCGCGGGTTGGCAATTCCCAACCAGGCACCACGCCCGCGCCTGGCTACGCACCCAACACACCAAACAGAAAGCAGGAAACCAGCATGACCACTGAAAAAACCTCCCACACAGCGCCCGAACTCTCACCAGCCGAGAAAACCGAAGTCGCACGCTTCGGACTTGACACACCAGACACCAACCCCAACCACCCAACAGTCACATCACAGGCGGAACTCGATGCGGCGTTCGCTGACCCGGACGTAACAGTGGTGGTGATCGATTCGCCGCGGGATGTCCCGTTGAATATTGGGGCGACGTTCAACAAGAAGGTCACTGTTCGTGGCCAGTCGCGGGTTAGTCATATGGGTTATGATGCGGAAATTTTCGAGGTGTCCGGCCGTCCGACCTTCGTGAACGTGGACGGTAATCAGATATTCGAGAACGTGTTCGGGCAGCCGACCTTCGAGCGTGTGTCCAGTTCCTTGACATCCTTGGGCAAGCCCAGAATCCCGCGTTTCGTGAACGTGTCCGGCACCCCGCGCTTCAAGCAGGTGTCCGGCTTCCCGACCTTCGAGAACGTGGACGGCACCCCAACCTTCGAGAGCGTGACCGACCGTCCGATCTTCGAGAACGTGGACGGCACCCCAACCTTCGAGAGCGTGACCGACTTCCCGCGCTTCGAGAACGTGGGCGGTAACCCGCTCTTCAAGAACGTGACCGGCACCCCGATCTTCGAGAACGTGGACGGCACCCCGATCTTCGAGAGCGTGTCCGGCGGCCCGCGTTTCGTGAACGTGGTCGGCACCCCGACCTTCGTGAACGTGACCGGCTACCCGATCTTCGAGAACGTGGGCTGCACCGCGCTCTTCATGAACCTCTCCGGCCGCCCGCTCTTCATGAACATCTCCGGCCACCCGACCTTCGAAAATACGGGCGGGCAGTCGCTCTTCATGAAACTCTCCGGCCACCCGCTCTTCGTGAACGTGTACAGCCAAGCGGAGTTTGTGGACGTGGACGGGCAGCCGATATTCGAGGGCCTGTTCAATGTCACGAGATTCGAGCGGGTTGGCGCTGGTGTGACGATCAAAAAGGCTTCAGACTACACAATTCTCAAGCAAGTCCATAAGGACGCGACACTCCTTCACATCGGCAGCGACGTGACCGTTGAGTGGGCAGCATGATGGCGGGCGTGATCGTTAGGTCGCAGAAGGAACTCGATAAGGCGCTCGCCGACCCGGACGTAACAGGAGTGGTGATCGATTCGTGGTTCGGCCCCCAGACGCCGCAACTGGTCGCGCTGATCGAACGTATCCGAGTGCTTACCGCCGCTGAAGCAAGAAAACTGGAGACTCATCCGAACCGTTCTTTATCGGACTCGCCATTCGTCTTTTTGGAGCACCTAAGGCTTCATCAGACCGAGGGTTGGGTCTCACTCTGGGATGAGGCAAATAAGGCCCTTAAATACGCTCGCGAAGTTGCCGAAGTCAACGAAGGGTTCAGTATCCATCCTTCCGCTGTAATTTCCCGAACGATAATGTCTCTTTTCTACCGTGACCAGATTGGTCGATCCGGCTACTTCACCCAAGACCACTATGACGCCTTTACCAGGCCGTGGCGGCAAATCATCGGCCCGATCCACCCCGATGACGCGCAAATCCCATCGTGAATTAGATCGGCAAAAACCGCCCCAAAACATAAACCTTAGATACCTTAGATATGAACACAGTTTCATGGTGGTGACCCGGTGAGGAATGTGAGGAGCGACACCATTAATACCCTTCTGAACGCAGTTGACGTGCTCACGCTCGACCGAACAATCCACACGACAATCACGGACGACGACACCGGCGCATGGTTGAGAATCCACACCGAAACCCACCCGCCGCTACTGACACTGCTGGAAGAAGGGACCGGGTTTAGTCGTGGACCGAAAACCGCTGAATGCCCGCTACCAATCGATGCGGACGCCTTGGAGTTATGGTCTCAGATCAGAGACCTTGTGCGACTGTGGTGCAAAAAACTGGGTGTCACATTCGGCGACAACATCCTGACAGCTGTCCGCCGTTGGTACCTCGCACACACCAACGCGGTCAGGTCAGGCAGAGTCAACGAAACAATCAACCTGGACGTGACCCGGATGGTGCAAGCGTGGGTTCGAATGATTGAGAACAAGTACGACCCACCTGAGAAACGGGAATGGAAAGACCCGTGCGTGAACGACATCACATTCATCAACGACAACGGGGAGCCTGCCACCCGCCGCTGTGGGGCCAGACGGATCATGATCGGCGGGACCGAAGAATTCGCCATCGAACTCAACGTAACCTCACTGACCGCAACATGCCGCGCATGCCACGCCTCCTGGACCGGACGGACACAGTTAGCTGAACTGCGGTTCCTCACCAACCTGGACACCGCAATACGGACCGGCAGAACACTCCACCCCGCCGCAGCAAAACTCGTCAACACAAAACAAAAACAACTTGCACCACTGTGATCCCACCCGCTAAGCTAGACCCACAACGGTTCACCATGTGAACTTTCACGAAAGGCTCCTACTCAGGTAGGGGCCTTCCGTCGTTAACGGCCTTCTCCCACTGCAACCGACCAAACACATCTGCCGCTACGGGCGGCCACAGGGTGCGAGTCGCGGGGGAGAGCTTGTCCAGGGCACGTCCGGGGGTAAGTGGTCTCCGCTTAAACCGTCAGCGGGTCCTTCGTTGTGTTGCCATAGTCAAAGGGTGGTGATTTTATGTCTGATTCTTTTCAGGACGAGGTTGATGGGTATGTGTGCCCGGTAGACCCGATGGCTGGTCTTCACTGCGATAGCTGCCAGTAGCAAGATGGCTGGGTGGTGTGGGTCTAATCGTCGTGCGGAGTTGCCATCTGATTGGCGTGCGATGAGGCGGCGTGTGCTTGCCCGGGATGGGCATGTGTGCACGTGGGTTGTGGCTGGTCGGTCGTGTGGTGAGCCTGCGAACCAGGTTGATCATATTGTTCAGCCGTGTCACGGGGGCACTGATGATGACAGTAATCTTCGTGCGTTGTGCCGGGCGCATCATCACCTGAAGTCCAGTGCTGAGGGTGGGCGTGCACGGCGTGCTCCTAGTCGTTACCGGTGTCCGCGTCCGCCTGAGCAGCATCCTGGCATCGTGTCGTGACCGGGCATGCTGTTGTTAGTCGAAGACGGGGTAAGGCTGACCTTGTAGCGTCGGCCCAGGATTGACCCCCTGATACCCCTCCCCCCGGGGGGAAGGAGACCGCTCCGCGTATAGCGGCTCGGAGTGCGTGTGAGCTGAAACAGTCCCAGGATTTGGGTTTTAGTGGGCAGGAGACCTGATGGTTGAGGTGCGTTCTCCCGCGGAATTACGGGCAACGGGCCGCAGGATTTGGGTTGCGCTTGTTGAGGTTGTTGACCTGGAAGAGTGGGAAAAAACGACCCTTTTAGAGGCGTGTCGGACCGCGGATCGGCTGGATGCGTTGAATAAAGCGATGAAGGGCAAGCCGTTAACGGTGCGGAATTCTAAGGGCGACGAGACGGCGCACCCGTTGTTGGTGGAGTCGAGACAGCAGTCGATTGTGTATGCGCGTCTGATTGCTGCGTTACGTATCCCGGACTTTGAGACCGGTGTTATTCCGCAGTCTCGGTCTTCCCGGGGCGCGTATGGGGTTCAGGTTCCGTTGAAAGCGGTTTGAGGTGAGGTTGAAGGCGCGGTCTCGGACGGTGGAGCCGACAGGGCTTCGCCAGTTACGTGACCAGTTGCGGGCGCAGGCCCGGGCGTTATCGCTTCGTGAGGTTCCACCGGAGCATTTGGACGGGTGGTTGGAAGGGTTCGCGAGTTTCGCCGACGGTTGTCACCAGCAGGGGGTAGGGCTTGATGACCTGTAGGAGGCATTATGGCGGCGGATACGGTCGCGATGAAAGTTTCTTTCCGAGAATCTGATCAGTCGGCTCTGCCACCGCGGGAGCGGGTTGTTACTCTGCCGCACGGTATCCCCGAATTGACGTTGGGGTGGGGGTGTGTTGAGTGGATTGCGGACAACCTTGTGCACCCGAACGGGTCCCGGAAGGGTTTGCCGTTTCTTATCACCCAGTCGCAGTTGCGGTTTATTCTCTGGTTTTACGCTCTCGATGACGCGGGGCGGTGGCTTCACAATCGGGCGGTTCGTCGTTTAGCGAAAGGTTCAGGTAAGTCACCGTTCGCAGCGGTCATTGCGCTGCTTGAACTGTTGGGGCCTGTTCGTGTTGACCGGTTTGACCCGGCCGTACCGGGCGGGGTTGTGGGCGCACCGGTGGGTTTGCCGTTGGTGCAGATCGCGGCAACGTCGGAGAAGCAGACAGCGAACACGATGCGGATGGTTCGCGCGCTGTCACACAAACGCACCAAGGTTGCCAGGCGTTACAACCTCGAATCGGGGAAGACGTACATTGAGACGCCTGATGGGGGCCGTCTTGAACAGATCACCTCCTCGGCGACTGCTGCTGAGGGTGCGGAAACATCGTTCAGTGTTGCGGACGAGACAGAGCATTGGACTCCCGGTAATGGTGGGCCTGACCTTGCAGACACGCTTGTGCAGAACGCAGCGAAAACAGGTTCGCGTCTCATGGAAACATGCAACGCCTGGGTGCCAGGGATCATGTCGGTCGCGGAAACCGTGTTCGAAGCGTGGTGCCTCGAACAGGAAGGCCGCACAGCGGGTGCACAAAAAATTCTTTACGACGCCCGCGTCGCCCCACCTAACACGGTCCTTCACGAGGAACCAGCCGAAGGCGAGATCGGTCTAACAGACGCCCTCCGCTTCGTGTATGGGGACTGTTTTTGGGTTGACATGTTCGCGATCACCGCAACAATCCTGTCCCCGGCATACCCGGTCAGTCGTTCCCGACGTTTCTACCTCAACCAACCCAACGCCCAAGAAGACGCCTGGGTCACGTTACAAGAATGGTCAGCCCTCGCATCCCCAGAAACCGTTGTCGAAAAAGGCGAAGAAATTGTTTTGTTCTTCGACGGATCAAAATCACGCGACGCAACAGCACTAATCGGCTGCCGGATGTCCGACGGCCACGTCTTCACCCTGAACGTGTGGCAACCCGAACCAGGCAAAAACATTGACGCTGACGCCGTTGACGGCGAAGTGACCCGTGCGTTCGAATTCTTCACCGTCATCGCGTTCTTCGCCGACGTTCGCGAATGGGAGTCCTACACCAAAAACTCGTGGCCAGAACGGTACAAAGACGACCTGCTGCTGTGGGCTGTACCCAAAGGCAAACAACCGCAACCAATCGCCTGGGACATGCGGTCACACGTCTACGAATTCGCTGAAGCATCCGAAATGTGTCTCGCCGAAATCCACGACGGAACATTCACCCACGACGGCAACTGGGACACCTCCCGCCATATCGGCAACGCGCGCAGACGCGAATACCGCGGCCGCATCAGCATCCGCAAAGAATCCCAAGACTCACCCAACAAAATCGACGCCGCCGTCTGCGTCATCGGAGCACGAATGGTCCGACGCCTCGTCCTCGCAACCGACGACTGGGACGACCGCAACACCAACCAAAGCTGGGTCGTCTACACCTAGCAACCCAACCTCGAGGAGGCCACCCCATGAGCTTCCAATCACTCATCCGGCAACCCACACCCCTACACAAAATCAAAACCCTCGAGGCATACTTCGACGGCGAACACCGCCTCGACGCACTCGGAGTAACCCTCCCACCACAACTACGCATCCTCGAACTGGTTCTCTCCTGGCCCCGCATGACCGTCGAAGCGCTCGTCGAACGACTCACACTGTACGGATTCTCGCTCGCAGGTGACACAACCATTGATCAACGGAGTTGGCAATGGTGGCAATCTAACAACCTCGACACCAACTCGACTCTTCTCCACACCGAAGCTCTCGTGCAAGGCCTCGGCTACGCAATTGTTGGGCCAGGCGAAAACGGTGACATTCCCAGAATTTCTGTGCACTCACAACTGGGCATCGCCGTTCACCTCGACCCAACGACCGGGCGAGTGCGCGAAGCTGTCAGACGCTACCAAGCAGCCGACGGTTCCACCCACGCCATGTTCTACGAACCAGGCCGACGCACAGACTTCGAACACACCAACGGCGGTTGGGCTTTCAGAGAAACTGTGGACTCGGGAACGCCACTCATTCCTGTGATCCCTTTCACTAACCGCGCTCGAATCGGCGACCGGTTAGGCCGCTCGGAAATGCACGATGTCATGGCACTCACTGACGCCTGCTCACGAACGCTCACCAACCTTCAAGTTGCACAAGAACTTGTAGCCCTACCTCAACGCTACCTAATCGGCGGAAAAGGCAACCTTGGCGCATCGATAACAGACCCCAACGGTAAACCTGTTTCAATCTGGGACACCTACATTGGCCGGATACTCACCGCACCCGAAGGCGCCACCATCGGCCAACTTCCCGGTGCGGACCTTAACCCCATCATCAACACCGTCAAGCTTTACGCCCAACAAGTCGCCGCGGCAACAGGAATGCCCAATAGTTACCTTGGCATCACCACTGACAACCCCGAGTCCGCCGCCGCACTCAACGCCGCCGCGAACCGGCACG